ACGCGCGCCAACAGCACCGCCTATGTCGTCGGCGACTTCTACAAGCCCGCCTCTGCCAACGGCCGCTTCTATCTGTGCACGGTCAGTGGCACCTCGGCCGGCTCGGCGCCCAGCTTCACCACGGACGGCACCACCTTCACCGACGGCACGGCCACGTTTATCGACATGGGCCTGATTGTTGTGCCCTCGACGACCGACGTGAACTACCGCCTCGATGCTGGATTGGCGCTGCTGTCCGCAACCACCGACGGCACCATTGCCCAGGCCAACACCCGATACGGCGCAGCGGTGCCGGGTGCCCGCGTGTCGCTGCACGTCGACTTCACCCCCGCGGCCAACACGCGCGAACAGGTTCGCACGGGCGGCGAGCAGAGCGTGGTCGGCGAGCTGAAGTTCATCGCCGACAACCCGGGCGACAGCGAGAACGAGGACCTTTTCTGCCCGCAGGTGACGCTGACCCCGAACGGCGCGCTGCCCTTCATCACCGGCGACGACATCGCCGCGGTGGAGTTCAACGTCGGCATCGGCATCAAGGACAGCGTCACCCGCGCCATCTACATCGACGGCCGCCCGGCCGGCCTGTAAGGCCGACTGGCATCACCCCGCGCGCCCGAGGGCTCACGCTGAGTGCGTGGGCTCGATCGGGCAACCGGAGAGGGCGCGCGGGGCTCTTCTCTTGAGGACAGAACAGCAATGGCGAGCATTACGGTGGCAGGCAAGCAGTACCCCCTCGGCGAGCTGACCGGCCGCAAGGCGCTGGCGTTCATGCGCCTGCGCGCGCTGGTCGATTCGGCCGGGGCCGAACCCGAGGCGCTGACCACGCCGGAGGCGCTGGCAGCGGTGGTGGCGCTATGCGAGGCCTTCGGTATCGATGCCGCAATCCTGCCGCTGCATGAGTGCATCAAGGCCACGCGGGAGATCATCGCTGCGGCGGCGGTGCAGTGGGGCGGATACCTCGCCGGCCCGGTTTTGGCGGAAATCCAGCAGACCAATGAGCTGGCGCAGGTGGTGCTGCAGGGCTTGAAGGGTGCGCCGAATGGCACGCCTGCGAAATAAGAAGAACCAGGCGCTAAGGTTCTTCACCAACGGCAAGCGCGCCGACGACGCGTTCGGGCTGTCGGCATTTGTTGGTCAGCTGGTGAAGCGCACCGAGCAATCGACCAAGCGGGCGGTGGCCAGCACTGCGCGCAAGCTTGAGCCGCTGGCCAAGCGCGAGGTTACGGCGAGCTTCAACATCCCTGTGAGCAAGCTGCAGGGCAAGTTCCGCGTTGTGACCACGTCCGACAGCATCCGCCTGTTTGCCAGCGATCGGCGGTTGCCGGCAATCGACTTCGGTGGTCGCTGGGCCGGAGTCAAGACGCCGGGCGCCAGCGCGCAGATCGAGCGCAGCGGCGGTGCTCAGGTGTTCGCCGGCGCTTTCATCAACACCGTGCGCGGTCTGCAGTCGATCCGCGAACGCAAGATCCGGCAGGGCAAGCGCGCGCCGCGCGGCCCGCTGATCATCATCCGGGGCCCATCGCCTCGAATGATGGTGCTCGGCCAGCGCGCCGACCAGCGCCGCAACCCGCTGGGCAGCTACGGCAGCGTGCCGGCCGAGGCCATCCTCGCTGAGCTGCGGACCGTCTACATCACCGAGCTGCAGCGGCAGATCGCCCTGGGGGTGCGTGGTGGCTGAGAATTTCCAGCAGGTCATTGAGGTTGCGCTGCGCTCGGTCACTGACCCGAGCACGCGCGTGCTGCTCGAGGACCTGCGCGACCTGGGCACGCAGGGCGAGCTCACCGATGAGCAGCTTTCCGCGGTCACCGGCGCGGTCGAAGAACTCAACCAGCAGGCGGCCGCCGCCAGCGGGCTGCAGGCCTCGATCTCCGCGCTGCAGCAGTACCGCAGCGAGCAAGAGCGGCTGGCCGATGCGGTCGACAAGGCCGCCCTGCGGCTCAAGCTGGCGGCCGAGCAGGAATCGGCTTCTGCGGCTGCGCTCGAGCAATCGAAGCAGGCGCTGGCCGAGCTGCGCGCCGAGCGCGACCGCTACAACGCCAGCGAAGAGCGCACCACCGAAGGTGCCCGCCAGTTCGCCGCCAGCCTGAAGGAAGCGCAGGCCGCGCAGAAAGCCGCCCAGGCGGAATACGCAGCCGCCGCTGGCACCCTGCGCCAGGCCACCACCGAATATGACCGCGCCGTCACCGCGCAGGACAAGCTCACCGCCAACATCGGCAAGAGCGAGGACGCGATCAAGGCCGCGGGCCTGTCGGTGGAGGACCTGGGCAACGCGCAGGCTGAGCTGCAGAAGCGCCTGGCCCAGACCGGCGCCAGCACGCAGACGCTGGCCACCAACCTGCGCGAGCAGGTCGCCGTCAACCAGCAGGCCGCCGCTGCTGCGCGCCAGAACGCGGCCGCCCAGCAGGCGTTGGCCGATGCCAACGCCACCCTCGGCCGGCGCAGCTTCGCCGAGGTGCGCGTCGAGATTGAGAAGGTCCGGCAAGCCTACGAAACCCTGCGCGCCAGCGGCACACTGACCGGGCGCGAGCTGGCGCAGGCACAGTCACTGACCATCGAGCGCACCCGGCAGCTGCGCGCCGAGTACGGCAGCCTCGGGCAGTCGCTGCAGCAGGTGCAGGGCAGCCTGATTGCCGCCGGCGCGAGCCTGTTCACCGCGACGCGGCTGCTGGGCAATGCCGCGGCTGCGGCCAGTCAGTTCCAGCGCAGTCTGGCTGCGATCAGCACCATCGCGCCGCAGGCAGACCTGGATGCCCTGGGCGCGAGCGTGCGCGAGCTGACCCGCGAGTTCGGCGGGGACGCCAGCCGCAACGCGGCGGCGCTGTACGAGATCATCGCGGCCGGTGTCGAGGACACCACGCAGGCGCTGGAGATCCTGCGCGTTGCCAACCAGCTCGCCATCGGCGGCCTGGCGGATACCGAAGTCGCGGCCAGCGGGCTGGTCGCCACGCTGAACGCCTACGGCCTCGCGGCCGAAGAAGCCACGCGCGTGAGCGACGCCTTCTTCGTCGCCGCCGCGGCCGGTAACACCACCATCGAAGAGCTGTCGCAGAGCATCGGCGGCGTCGCGCCGCTGGCGGCCTCTGTCGGCGTGTCGGTCGAGCAGCTGACCAGCGCGGTCGGCGCGCTCACTGCTGGCGGTCTGGATACCGGGCAGGCCTTCACGCAGATCCAGTCGGCACTGACGGCGGTGGTCAAGCCCACGGCCGAGGCGCAGAAGGCGGCCGAGGCGCTGGGCATCCAGTTCGATGTGGCGGCGCTGCGCTCGCAGGGTCTGCAGCAGTTCCTGCTGGGCGTATCCGAGGCGGCGCAGGGCAACGAGACCACGCTCGCGACGCTGTTCGGCCGCGTCGAGGGCCTGCAGGGCGTGCTGGCGCTGACCGGCAACCAGGCTGATGCCTTCGCCAAAGCACTGTCCGACATGGAGCAGGGCGCCGGCCGCACGGCCGAGGCCTTCGCCAAGCTGCAGGACACGCCAGAGCAGCGGCTGCAGCTGTTCCGCGCCGCCGTCGGCGACCTGCAAATCAGCTTCGGCCAGGCGGTCACCGCGCTCACCCCGCTGCTGGACGGCCTGACCTCCGCGGTCAACCTGTTCAACGAGCTGCCGGCCGGCGTGCGGACTGGCATTGCGGGCATCGCCGCGCTGACGGCCGTAGTCGCCCCGCTGGCCATCGCCATCGTGCAGAGCCGCGCGGCGCTGGTTCTGCTGCTGGGCAGCCTGCGGGCGATCGGGCCGGCGGCCACGACGGCAGCGGCTGGAACCACGCTGCTGGGCCGATCCGTTGCTCTTCTCTCTGGCCCCGTCGGAATTGCGGTTGCCGCATTCGGCGCGCTGGCTGCGGCGATGCTGGCATCCAAGGCGGCAGCCGAAGAGCGCCTTGAGGGTGAGCGCGAGGGCATCGCCTCGCTGCGCGCCTACAACGATGAGCTGCAGTCTCGGATCGAGAAAGAAGGCCTGCTGAAGCGCGCCCAAGAAGAGGGCCGCAACGCCGAGCAGCAGACGGCGATTGAGAACCTGCGCGCAGCAACTGAAGAGCTTGTCGAGGTTGATGAGCGTCTGCGGATTGCGCGAGAGCAGGCGCTTTCGCAGTCCACATTGTTGGGAGGCAGCACGCTCGCCCTTGAGCGTCGGCAGGCCGAACTCAGGGATACGATCCGAGAAGCATCATCCGAGTTCGAGCGCCAGGGCCGCCTGCTGGTGCAAGACGTTGGCGTCTATGGGGCGGTGAGCCAGTTGCTTGGCCCACTCGCCGGCAAGTTTGAAGCCGTGTCGCGCAGCATTGCAAACCTCGCCGGTGAGCAGGAGAAGTCACCCGCCAGCCAGCTTGCTGAGCAGCTGCGCAAGGCGAGCGGTGAAGCTGACGGCTTGGGCAAGGCCATCGGCGAAGTCTTCAAGGGCGCGGACTTCAGCGGTGGCGCCGAGGGCATCGATGCAATTGCTCTTGCCTTGGCCTCAGTGGCTACTGACAGCGAAGAGACCGCCCGCGTGGTGCGTGAGTCGCTGGGCGCAGAGTTGTCCAAGCTGTCGGCCGAAGATCTGACCGCGTTTCAGCAGGCTGCTGAGTCTGCGCTTGGCGGGCTTGGCGGCTTGTCTGTCGAAGCGGCGAATATCATTGACCAGACGGTGCAGGAACAGCTGCGCCGGCTGGGTGTCAATGTCGAAGCCGCCGGCATCAAGATCACGGAGCAGGGCCGGCAGATCATCGCCACCTTCCGGGGCATTGCCACCAGCTCGCAGCTGTCGGCCGATGCCATCGGGGCTGCGTTCCGTGCAGCGCTGAGCAAGGCGCAGACCACGGCCGAAGTCGAAGCGCTTGAGTCCGAGCTGCGTCAAGCCTTCAACGCCGGCAAGATCAGCGCACAGCAGCTGGGCGCGGCCATCTCTGCGGCGGCGGCGCGCACCAGCGAAATCAGCAAGGGCGCGCAGGAAGCGTCCGGCGCACTCGACGGCGTAGGCGAGGCCGGCCGCCGCATGGCGCGCGACCTGATCGCCTCGCTGCAGGCGGCGCGCGCGGGCTTGGAGACGGAGGCCGGCAATCTGGCGCTGGCGATCCAGCGCGGGCTGGCCGCCGGCGAACCTGTGGCCGCGCTGCAGGAACAGCTCGCCGGTCTGCAGGGCGAGATTGCCGCGACCTCGGGCCGGATCGCCGGCCTGCAGCAGGGGCTTGGCGAAGTCGGCGACGCAGGCGAGGATGGCGGCAAGCGCGCTGCGGCCGGCATCAACAGCCTCACGCCGGTGCTCAAGGATGCCGCCCTGCAGGCCAAGGAAACCGCGGCCGCCGTTGACGACATTGGCCAGCAGGGGCAGAACGCCGGCGAGAAGGTCAAGCTCGGCGTGTCGAATGCTCTGCTGGGTCTGATCCAAGTCACGAAGGACGCGCGCGACTCTGTGGCCGAGTACGGCGAAGAGGCCGTCGCGCAGTTCGACCGCCTGCGTGGCGAGCTAGGCCTTGTGGACACCACCGGCCGCAGCACTGCCGACGTGATGCAGCTGATCGCCGACCGCGCCGGCTTCGCGGCCAAGAACGCCGAAGAGCTGGCGCTGCAGATCGGCAACACCGAAGAGCGCGCCAAGCGCGCGCGTGCCGAGATGGAGCGCATCGGGCAGGCCGCGCAGCAGGCCAGTAGCGAGCTATCCAGCCTGCTACGCCAGCAGCAGGACTTGGCCGACCGGCGCGACGGCGACGAAGAGGCAATCCGCCGCCGTGCCTATGAGGAAGAGCTGCGCCGGATCGATGAGCTGGCACAGGCCGGCGGCGCTGCCGAGACGGCCAAGGCCGCGCTGGCCAGGGCGCTGGCCAAGAAGAACTTCGAGGCCGACCTCGCAGAGATCCGCGCCAAGGAGCGCGAGCAGATCGACTCCAATCGCCGCGTGGACGAAGACACCCGGCGGCGGCGCGGCGGTGGCGGGTCTGCTGGCGCGGCGGTTGTGCCTACCAGCACGCCACCCGGTCCGGTCGCTGGTGGCTTCGCTCCGGTCTTCAACATCACTGGCGGCAACCCTGAAGAAACCGCGCGAACTGTGCTGCGCGAGCTTGAGAAGCTGCAGCGCCGCGGCGCCAACGGAAGGACTTCCCTGTAACCATGCGCTACCTGCCCAACCGCGACAACCTGGCCCGCACCGGCACCATCGCCGCGACGAACATCGTGCCCAGTACCGCCATCACGCGCACCGACAGCGCGCCCAAGGCGGGCGGCGGCGCCGTGTCGCTGGCCGGCGCATACACCGGCAGCGCGGATGCCACGATCGACGTCGAGATCCTGGGCGACGGCGGCAGCGCGCGTCGCATCAGCGCCCCGCAGTTCGTGGGCGTGGGCAGCGGGCAGATTGGCGCGCTTGAAGCGGAAGCCGCGGTCGATCCGCAGACCTTCACCGTGACGCTGGAAAACCTCGGCATCGAGACGCGCGCCGCGCAGGCGCCTTTCCAGTCTGCGGTGCTGGTCGCCAAGGACGCGGGCAGCACCGGAAACGCGATCACGGTCACCGTGGACAGCAGCGGCCTGACGGATGAGGCGACCGACTTCGCCCTGCAGGAAGAGCTGCGCGAGGGCCAGAACGAGTACACCGGGGACCAGTGGAACTTCGGCGCCGTCGCCCTGAACCCCGATGGCACCATCCCGCAGAACGCCCCGCGCATCCGCTTCGGGATTGACCCGCAGGTATACCGGCCCTTCAAGCGCTACGTCTCCGGCCGCTGGGTCTACAGCTTCACGCCGGCCCCTGTGCGCAGCGCGCCCGCCGGCACCACGATCAAGGCCGTCTCCGGTAGCCGATCGATCCGCATCACGGATCAGGTGGACGTGGAGACCTTCACCGGCATCGTGACTCTGTTCGACGCGCTTTCCGCGATCCGCGACGGCTCGGACCTCGTGCGCGTGGACGGCGCCATCGTCGCCGACTTCCGCCCTGGCGGGCAGGGCATCACTGACCTGTCCGTCTACACGCAGAGCTATGCCGCGAGCCGAACTGCGGACGGCACGGAGTACGCGCGAGACGCGGAGTTCTCTGTGACCGTCGCCGCGACCGCGCCCACGGAGACGCTGACGATCCGCTGCGCCGACGCCAGCGAGTCCGGCCGCGAGCGCTGGTCTGTGCGCGGGCAGGTGTCGGGCCGGCTGACGGACGCGATCACGAATGTCCTGTACAGCGGCGGCGCCTACGGCTTCACCATCCCGCTGGTGCCGAGCCCGATCATCCCGACCACGAGCTCTATCACCGCGATCCTGGACGCGCAGCGCAGCAACGCCTCCGAGCGCCCGACGCTGTGCGTGGAAGACGCCATCGTCGGCCGGCTGGCCAAGGCGACCACATACGAATTCGAGTGGAGGACGCGGCCCGACCCGTGCCCGTGCGAAACCGAAGCCGAAATCGAGGGCGGCCCCGACCCCGACTTGCTGGGCATCGCACTGCCCGAAGGAGCTACCACCATGAGCGAAGCATCGCGGATTCTCCGCGTGCAGAGGCTCGCCAACTACGTCGCCGAACACATCCGCTCCAACGCCACGCCGTTTGTGAGTGGCGGTCCTGATGCCGCATGGGCGAACGCTGTAGCCTCGCTGCTGAGCCGCACGCTGACGCGCGTGGCTGGCGGCACGCCGCAGTGGCCTGTCTGGGCTGCCGAAGTGGCAGTGTCTGCCGACAGCGTGCGCGAGCCGACGGCCCGCAACGGCTACCGGTACGCCTATAGCGGCGGCACGACTGGCGAGACGGAACCGACGTGGCCGACGGGCGAGGGCGAGACGGTGGCTGACGGCACCGGCACCTGGACCAACGTTGGGCGCACGGTGTGGGCGATGTGGGATGCGGAGTTCGCGCAGTTCCGCGAGGACGCGGAGCAGATCGCAGGCCGGCTCAACTCGGCGGGCGAGACCTCGGCGCAGGCCTGGGCGTCTGACCTGCTGGGCGCCGTCAGCGTTGGCGCACTCTGCGTGCCGACCGTCCGGAACGGCCATTACTACCGGGTCGAGTCCTTCACCGGCACCGCGCCGGCGCAGGGTGGCAGCGAACCGACGTGGCCGACCAACGGCGGCACCGTGGCGGACGGCGATTACCTCTGGCGCGACAAGGGCGCCTATTGGTCTGCTAGCCAGGCCTACGCCGAAGGCGACATCGTGCGGCCATTCAACGGCTTCGCCTACCGCGCCACGACCGGCGGAACCTCGGGCAGCAGCGAACCGGTGTGGCCGCAGGATGTGGGCGTGCCGGTGACCGATGGCTCCGTGGTCTGGCAGGCCCTGTTCCGCAACCGCGGCGCGGATGTCAGTGGCTTCGACGTGGACCTGCAGCGCTATCAGGCCGCCATGAACAAGGTGCTCGCAGCCGCAGGCATCGATCCAAATTTTGATGACGCCGGGTTGGGCGGAAACCGCATCTGGAGAGATCGCGGCGGGGAAGCATGGTTCGAGTGCACGTCACACGACCTGCTGCCCATCCAGCCCGGCTACTACTACCACAGCGCACGGCTCGCTCAGGATGAGACGGGCCGGCGCGTCCCTGTTTCGACGCAAGAGTTCGGCATCGGCGTGGACGTGCCCTGCCAGCAGCTGCAGGACGGCGACAGGCTCTCTATCACGATCGACCTGGCCGGCGTGCCGCGGGCGACGTACCAGCAGGGCGACGAGTTCGTCATCCAGATCAACCGCGCCGAGCCGGTGGCGCTGTCCGGCGGCCAAGACGGAAACGACACCCTGACCTGGAGCGTCATCGGCAGCGTGGACGGTCGGCTTGACGACTACGCGCTGAGCACGGTGACGCCGAACGCCTACAGCGACGCGGGCCTGGAGTTCGCCATCACGCTGGGCGCCGTGCCCTTTGCGCTCGGCGACCGCTACACCTTCACCGTCGAGGGCTCGCGCGCGCAGTGGCGCATCAACGGCGGCAGCTGGTCCGCACCGATCGAGGCTGCGGGCACGGTCGCGCTGACGGCGGGCCTGTCGGCAGTCTTCACCCCTGGCGTGGCCCCGAGCTGGGTCGCGCTCGATCGCTGGTCATTCCTGGCCGAGGCGATCAACGGCCCGGCGCGCGCGCTGCAGCCGACGGACGACGCGCTGAGCTGGACCGGCAGCACGGCGATCGCGATCACGCCCGCGGCCGGCCCGGTCGAGGGCCTGCTCATCGCAGACCACACAATCCCGGCCGATGCGACGATCGAGCTGCAGGGCAGTGATGACGCATTCGCCACGGTGCTGAGCACGCAGACGATCGACTGGCGGGTCCGGCACATCTGGATTCCGATCGAATCGCCGCGCCTCGCGTACCGCCTACTCGTCAACCGCGGCGGCTCGATCCGCTGGCTGTGGCTTGGCGATGCGCTGCAGCCGTCGATTCCGACCGGCCGGCCCGAGCTTGGCGCGCTGGTCCGGCGCTACCAGCTGCCCGGCATCGGTCGCCGTCTGGCCAGCGGCGGCACGGTTCGCCACGAGGCGCTGACGCAGGCCGCGGTGGATGACCTCATGGACGCCCTGGGCTGGGCCTGCGAAAACGACCGGCGCTTGATCGGCATCCTGATCAGCGACAGCGAGGCCGCCATCGTGCGGGTGCCGGATGACCCGATCGAGGTCGAGGATCTATTCACGCACCAGCCGGCCGACATCAACGCGCGCCGCCTGACCATCTCCGTCGATCTTGAGGCGGTGGCATGACGCCCGTCTGGCTTGTGATCGAGGGCAACCCCGTGCGCCAGTTCTACGCCGACGCAGCGGCCTTGCAGCACATGGATGCGCAGGCGTCCAGGCACGCGATCCTGCAGCGAGTCGGCGCCCTGCGCGCGGACGTGGACGGCGAAGACCCGAACATCACGCTCGAACTGATGAACACCAACGGCGAGGCCTCGGCCCTGCTGGCGCGGCGCCCGCCTGTGGGTGCGCGCGCTCGGCTGATGACGCCTGCCGGGCAGGTGTTCAGCGGCATCGTCGCCGAGATCCGGCTCGGCCGCGGCTCGGCCACGGTCACGGTGGAATCATGACCCCGCTCTCCGCGCCCCTACCGCTGCGCACTACGGCCGTCTGGCCGGGCTTCCGCGAGCCCGTGCCGATCCCGCACCGTTACGGCGTGACCGGCGGCCGGCTGCTGCAGTACAGCCAAGACCGGCGCACGTTCGTGTGGGCCGACCATCCTGTCGCCGGCGTGGATGCCGTGCTTGTCGGTGGCCAGGCCGTGGGCAACTGGGAGCACCGCAACGGCACGGACGACACCGGGCGCGCGGTCGCGTTCGTGGAGTTCACGCAGCCCGTAGAAGAGGGCGCCGACCTCGTGGCGCGCGGCCGCGGCAAGCTGGGGGCCAGCGGGCTGATGACCAATCCGGCGGACGTGCTGGCCGACATCCTGACCAGCATCGCCGGCCGCCCTGCGATCGACCTGTCGGAGTTCCGGGGCGCGTGCGCCGCTGCAGGTCTTGAGGTCGGCGGCAGCATCGAGCGCGCCGACATCCTGCGCGCCGTCGTCCGCAGCCTGTGCGCCAGCATCGGCGCTGTGTTCTCCGAGGGTAGGGCCTTCCTCTGGCCTGGCGACGCCCCGACCGCAGGCTGGCGCATCGGCGCCGAGGTCGAGATCGACGCGGCCCTGCAGCTGGACACCCTAGCCAATGACCTGACGCTCCGGTTCGCCATCGAAGACGGCCAGCCGCGCGCGTCTGTTCGGATCGAAGCCCCCGACAGCGTGGCCGCCTACGGCCGGCGCGAGCGCGTCGAGGATGCGCCTTGGCTCGCCTCGCCCCGCGTCGCCATCGCCGTCGCCTCGCGCGCCCTGCGCCAGCGCGCCCGGCCTGCATGGTCGGTCGGCACCGGCGCGGTCGAGCGCGTGCTGCGCATCGGCGATGTCGTGGCGCTGGATCACCCCACGTTCCCGGTGCAGGCCTCGGCCGTGGTGCTGGGCCGCGAGCTTGACCCGCAGGACGGCAGCACCCGCGTTCGATTCGAAGTGCCGGTCGGCGACGTGCCCGCGGTGCGCCTAGTCAGTCAGTCGGCTGCGCTGGACGTGCAGCAGTACGAGGCCATCACCATCGAGACGATCGGCAGCGAGCGCGTGCTGACGCTGCGCGAGGCTGACGGCCGCCCGATCGTCGGCGCGTCCTGTCGCCTGAACGACAACATCACCCGCCAGACCGACGGCGCCGGCCGCGTCAGCTTCCCGGCCAGCGCCATGCCGCCGGGTGTGCATGTCATCCAAGTGCGCACCGCGGACGGCCGCGAGTTCGCCACGGAAGTGACGGTATGACCCGGCGATTCCGCCTGCTGCCTATCACCACGCAGTCCGGCTTTACTCAGACCATCGTGCTGCCGCCCGCCGTGCGCCCGCCGCGCGAGCGCGAGACGCCGACCCCTGGCGATTGCACCGGCGTGGCAGACCCGCCGGCAGCGGCGTCCGTGCGCGGCGTGATCACCGGCGAAGAGATCTGCTGGACCCTGCTCACGGCGGTACCAGAGGGCTACACCGCGGAGCCCAGCTACTGCGACCAGAGCGAGAGCCCGGGAACGTGGCAGCTCACCCGCGCGTGCGACGGCGAGGTGTTCGATGTTCTGGTGACGTCAGTGGAGATCGTCGAGTGATCCGGTTCGCGCGTCCGAAGTCGCGACCGGCACCGAAGCGCGCGCCGCCGCCTGACCCTAAGCCGCCCTGCGAGCGCTGCCGGAAGATCCGCGAGGCGGCCAAGCGGTTGATTGGGCTGCGCTGATCCAGCATCATTGCGCCGTGGAGCGCTAAAGCTGGAGTCTCCGAGCAATCGGGGTTGCGCCCATGCCGCCGGCCCTGGACGGTCGGTCCCCGCCATAGGCAGGGATGCGCCCATCCTCGGGGGTGGGCAAGGGCTCCAGCCCTACTCAAAGCCCTGCCAGCGATGGCGGGGCTTTTTCATTCTGGCAGCAGGTGCTGCGCCCAGTCCCGCATGAGTGCCCGGCGCTTGTCGAGCAGATCCCCGCGCCGGTAGGCCGCCTCCGTCTTGTCGCGGATCGAGTGCGCGAGCGCCATTTCGATCACCTCGCTGGCGTGGCTGGTCTGCTCCGCGGCCCAATCGCGGAACGCCGAGCGGAAGCCGTGGACCGTGTACGGACGGCCCAGCCCGCGCGGCGGCTCGCGCTGCAGCAGAAAGAGCATTGTGTTCTCCGACAGCGCCCACGGCGGGGCCTCGCGCGGCCGGCGCTCCAGCAGCGCCAGAGCCTGCGGCACCAGCGGCACGCGGTGCGCCCGGCCTGCCTTCATCCGATCGGCCGGGATCGTCCACAGGTCGCCGGCAACCTCACCCCACTGCATGCCCGTTGTCTCGCCCGTGCGTGCCGCGGTGAGGATCGTCCACGCCATCGCCAGCCGGCCGACGCCTTCTCCTGCCAGCAGCTCGCGCATGAAGCCCGGCAGCTCCGCGTAGGGCATGGCCGCGAAGTGCCGCACGCGCCGCACCTGCGCCGGCTTCGGCAGCAGGGCGGACAGGTGCCCGCGCCAGCGCGCCGGGTTCTCGCCGGTGACGTTGCCGCGCACGCGCTCCGCGTCCCATATCCGCTCGATCCGGCCGCGGATCCGCGTTGCCGTCTCCGTGCGGTCCTGCCACAGCGCTGACAGGCAGCGCAGCACGACGTCAGTGGTGACGGCCGCCAGCGGCAAAGCTGGATCCGGCCCGTGGTCGGCGAGGCTCTGCCGCCACTGCTGGGCCTGGGCGTCATTCCGCCATGCGCCGGACTGGCTGGCGATGTAGTCGGCGCAGGCGTCGCCCCACGTCCGCGGCGCGCTGTGCGACTCGCGAGACTCGATCGGGTCTATCCCCTGCGCCAGCAGCGCGCGCGCCTCGGCGGCCCGGCGGCGGGCGTCTGCAAGGTTCACGTCAGCGGCGCGGCCGAGACCCATGTCGCGCAGGCGGCCGGCTCGGCGATACCGGAAGATCCATGTGCGCCGGCTGTCGTCGACGCGCAGGTACAGGCCGCCGCCGTCGGCGTGCATCCCCGGCCCGAGCGTCTGCGCAGCGCGCGCGGACAGGCGATTGATCGGTCGGCCCATACTCCGGCCCATACTCCGGTGGTGGATCGCGGAGCATGCCGATAGACGCCGATGGACGCCAGCCCTTGCAGGGCGCGGCGCGGTGGACTATGGCGGACGTCGGCGGACGTCGAAAACGGCCACTCCCTCCGCCATCACTTCGCCGTCAGGCCGCGCGGCTACTGGGTTCGGCGGAGACTCCGGATTCCCGGCCCATACCGGGGCCCATACTCTCGCGGTCGATCAAGTCCGCGATCAAGTCAGAGCGCCACAGGCTCGCCCGGCCGCGCTTGACCGGAGCCGGGGCGCGACCCTCGGCGATGGCCTTGTACCAGCCGGAGCGGCTGTAGCCGGTGCGGGCCAGCACCTGGGGCAGGCGGAGTAGGGCGACGGGCTCGGCGGGCTGCGCAGGCGCTCGCATGAAGCCGGCGGGGCCGATGTCGATCATTTGTCGGTCTCCTTTCCTGGCTGTCTGATTACATCGAACTCGCCGGACTCCGACTCCCAGATTTCGCCCGTGTCTATCCACCTGCCGCGGATCTGCCACCATCGGCGAGGCTGCCAGCGAACGCCTCGGAAGTAGAACCGAAGATTCCCGAGGATCGCGTCGGCCATCGCTTGCCCGTGGCAGTAGTCGTCTGGGTGCGACGGGCGGAATATCGCGCCGTCTGTCTTGCGTCGGCAGAGAACCATCACCCATCCAAGCCCGTACGGGCTCCCCTGTGCTCGATCTCGACCGGCCCGACGTACAGCCGGGCATATCCTGGCTTCCCCGCCGGCCGAACGAACGCGAACCGCCATCGCCAGCGGATCGCCAACAGCCAGTTGCCGGCCGCGATCATCCAACCGTCGCCGCGCCACGGGTCTGCAAACCTGCCATGCCTGATCACTGGTTCCCCTCAATCGCCACTCGTGCGGCGTCCAGATCAGCCCCGGTGTCCGGATCGCGGCCAGCCCAACGGCACAGGTGGTGGCCCACGTTACTGCCGACGCCGCACAGGTTCATGACCGCCGGCCAGAGCGGCCGCCCCTTGCGCACCCTGATCCCTCGGATCGCCCGCCGCAGCAGCTCGGCGGCCGTGTAGCTCCGGCCTGGCTCCCACTCGATGACGTTCTCGGCGCGGAGGCGGTCGAGTTCGTCCGAAATCGACTTGACCGCTTCGGCGCCGGGGCCGAGTGCGATGCTCTCGGCTAGCACTGCGTTCTCCCGCTCCAACTCCGCGACCCGCTCCCGCAGCGGCCCCGCCACCTGCTCGACGCAGGCGTTCCAGCACTGGAGGCCGTAGGCTTCGGCGTGCGTGCGCACTTCTTCCTCTGTGTATTGACAGCCCTCTCTGACGAAAATTTCGTAGCCGGCTCCGGCTGACCCGTAGTTGACAAGCGGCGCGGTGGGATCGGGGACTTCCGGAAACTCCGGCAACACCGGCCCCGCGTTGGTGGTGTCAGTCATGGCTTAATGCTCTTCGATACGGTTGCAGTAATGATCCAGTCATGACCGGGCCTCGCGATTTCCGCAAGCTCAAGATGATGGATAGCTTCTGACAGATCGGAACAGTCTGGGCCGAAAGTTCTGCTGTCCATGCCGCCTTCAAGCGCCTCAAAATATCCAACTTGAAACGTTACATCGTAGGTTGCAGTTTTGCTGATCTTCATTCTGGCGCGCTCCCGTAGACCTTATCGGCTGTTGGCCTCATAGTCGCTTTGCGACTTTCCGTCACTCGGCACGTCTCGTGCCTTGGCGATGATCGTGTCTCGCTTGTTCAGACAGTTCTGCCAGTCATCATGAGAGCAGCCGCTGTCGCCTAGACGCTTCCACTCCTCAAAGGCCTCCAACAGCTCCAGCGCCCCGCAGACGGTGAGGATTCGAGTAGCTTTTGTAATGTAAAATTCCAACGGGGCGGAATCTCCATCATCCATTTCGAGATAAGCTCGCGCCGCCTTCATCACCATCGGGTGAATGCCGTCGTCGTTTGTCGTGGTCATGCGTGTCTCCTGTTGATTGGTGAGGGGCCGGGTGCGAGTCCGGCATGGCACGGTGGCCGATTCGTCCGCGCGCCTCATACACGACATTCAGCCGCTGCGGGTCGCCCCCGCGTGCAACACCCTCAGAGCTGGCGGCTGAGCTGGTTTCTCACCTGCTGCCGCTGACCAGCGCGAAACTGTCGCGCCGTCCGGACGGTTTCTGCAGCCGCCAGCTCTCAAGGTGCTGCCACCTGCCGCGCCGGGCTAGGGCGCGGCGGCGGGGTCATTCCGTGCCGCAGAGCCAACCAGGCTCAGTCCCGTGTTCTGCAAGCATCTTGCGAAAAGTTGTCATGCCACCTGTGGGGCTCTCGTCCTCGTCAAACTCATGGAATTCCTTGTCGAGTTCTTCGTCTGTCAGCTCGTCTGGAAGCTCTTCAAGCTCGTCCCCGATCTGCTCCAAATACAGACGCGCCGCCTGCTCTGCGTTCTCTGCTGCGTACCAGTCGTACTCGCCGCACCTGAATACCTTCAACATACCGCCCTCCATCGTGAGTAGGCGCCCCGGCCTGGGGCGTGTGTGTCGCTGTCTTGGGTCTGGGCACTTGGGCCGGGATTGATACCGGCTTGGCGACTTCGGAGACTCTTAGCTATGCCACCCGGGATGGCCCCAATCTTCCGTCCGCCTTCATATGGGGCAGTTCTGCGTGTCCATCCACGCCGCCAAGTGCCCAGACTCAAAACAGCGCCCGCCTTTCACGGCGGCGGGCTGCCGGCGGCTCCAATTTCCAGGTCGCGCCGCCCGCACCATCAATCTTTCTGGGTGCCGCGACTCCCGCGGCGCTCCGGCGGTCAGTCCGCCCGATCCTTGCGCTCCGCCTCTTCGGCCTTGCGCATGTAGTAGTCGTGCCGCTCCTGCCTCTCGCGCGGCCCGCGGAACGGATCGCGCAGGGCGTGCTCTGCTGCGATCCGGTGGGCCTGGGCCATATGCGAGTCAGGCATAGGGAGACTGCTTTGGTTCATGCTGCTTTCCTCCTGCCCTTGACGGCCGGGCTGTTTGGCCCTGTTCTGCTCTTGCAGTAGGCGATGAATCCAGGCGCATTCAGGTTCTCTTTTTGCGTCCCCCATTGCAGGTTTGTAGGCAGGTTGTTCCTGGAGTTTTCGTCCAAGTGCATGCACACATTCATGCCCTCCGGCGGCGGCCCGTTGAATGCCTCGCACACGAGGCGAGCGACCTTGTAGGTCTTCCCATTCACAGTGACGATGTATCGCGATCCATCCCACTGCCCAAACCTTGGGTTGCCTTCGTAGTGCTTGATCCCTCCGTTCGGCATAGTTCCAATTTTCGGCGGAACCATCACTCGCCCATGGGATGAAACAAAGATCCAAGGCGATGAAGGAACCGCTCTCCACTGCTCTCTAGATTCCATGCGATCTCCTAGAAAGGGATGTCCGAGTCGTCGAATTCGGATGCGGGCGGCTGCTGCGCCGGCGCCCTCTGCTGCGCCTGGCGGGCGGGGCGTTCGCTGCGGTCCTGCTGCTGGCCTCCTCCCAGCAGGGTGACATTGCCACTCATCCCAACGTCGAGCTTCATGTAGACGGCGCCGTCCTTGCCGGACTTGGCACCGGCCTCGCCCGAAACGCTAATCACCGTTCCCTTCGTGACGTACTGCGCCAGCGCCTCGCCACGCTTACCCCACACTGCGACGTCGACCCAAAGCGTCTGCTTCTCGCCGTTGCGCCGTTGATCCAAGGCCACGGGGAAGTTCAGGACTGCGGTGTCTCCGCTGGTGCGGCGCAGTTCCGCGTCACGGCCGACGCGGCCGGCGATGTTCCAATTGTTCATGCCGCTTCCCTCTGTGTGTATTTGTTGACGATGGCCGAAAGCTCGGCGATGAAATCATTGACCGCGACGGACAGGCCGGCGATGTATTCCTCGTCCCGGTGCACACGCTTGATGAAGATCGGCAGGCCCGGCCAGTAGCTCACGAAGTCGCACCACTGCCGGCCGCTGATCCAGAGCTGCCCCTGCACCTGGGCGACGTGCTCCGGCGGGAGGCGGTCGGCCTCCAGGCACTCGATCTGCAGGTACGGGAGCTTCGTCTTGATCTCGAGCAGGCCATACGTGCCGATCAAAGAGTCAGGGCTCGCGCCGGCTCCGCCGCGCCGCATGAATCCGATCTGCTGGGGTTCGGCCCCGGTGATCAGCGCATAGGCGTCGCGCGCCTCGGGCTCCAGCAGCTTGCCGCGCTCTGTGTGACGGTTTCCCTCCCACTTGTCGGCGACTTCGCCGGTGATGGCTTCGCCGGCCAGCGTCAGCAGGTACTTGCGGCGCGTCACCGACTCGCCGCCGCCGCGCCCCTTGGCCATGACCGTCGCGAACTCGCTGGCGGTCACGATGTTGCGGCGCGCCTCGAACCATTCAGGCGTGCCCTGCTCGCAGTGGAAGACCTCAAGCGGCGGAAGCATTGACGCCTCCGGGCTTCTTCGCCGATAGAACTTCTTTGCACCTGGCAAACCAGCTTTGCGGGATATCTGAAATGCGCTCGACCTTAGCCCACTCCAAGAACTTCGCGCGGTCGCGTCCGTTCGCTTCGATCAGGTCTTGCAGAACGGCTTTCTGCTGCTCAGTCAGTGTCGCTTCCTGCTGGCCTGAGCCGCGCCCGTCATCTTCCTGCATGTCGCTGGCGGCCAGGCCGAGTGCAGCCATCAGCGTGTAGCGCTGCAGGTAGGTCACGGCGCTGGCGACCTGCTGGATCTGGTTTTTCTTGCCGCTGTCGTCGGGGCGCGACTGCAAGACAGTGCGCTCGCTGTGCCCGAGTTCGTGGGTGACGATACAGGCGACGGTGATCAGCCCTTCGCTCTGCGTCACGTCCCAGCGGTGCGACAAGCCGTGCTGCCCCATGCCGGCGACCGCAGCGTCGACCACATCGGCGAGCGTGGCGTGGCTGAATCGTGCAGCGCCCGGGATGTTGACCTGCTTGGTCTTCAGCACGCGCACCGGCTCCGACTTGAAGGCCGCCATCGCGGCGACGTAGGCCTTGCGCGCCTCGTTCGTCTCCCAGCGCTCTTGCAGCTGCATAAGCTTTTCGAGCTTGTCCATGTCGGCGCCCTGGCTGACTGCGATCTGCAGCAGATGGGCCGGTGTGGCCGCCGCCGTGGGCAGGTTAGCGGGCTGTTCCCGCATGGCTTCAAGTGCGCTCACTGCTGCCACCCCCGCGCGATCGTCGGATACTGGAAGGCCACGCCAGCGGCGGCCAACTCGCGCGGCGTCGCAGCGCCACCGCCAGGAAATCGGATCAGCATCTCGTCTCCCTCTCGCGTGTAGATCAGCGGCTTGCCGTCGACGGTTGCGTACTCGTCGCGGTGCCAGGGTTCGGTTCGCGTCACGATCAACCCTCCTTAGCCAAAGCTGCAGCCAGCTTGCGGGTGGTGATGTGGTCGCCCTCGCCAAGCTCGGCCAGCAGGCCGACGGCTTCCTCTGCAGCTTCGCGAAGCGTGGCGCCGGCGATCTCGGCAGCCTCGCGCGCAGCCTCTGCGGCTGCAGCTGCCTCGCGTGCGGCCTGGGCCTGCGCCTCTGCCGCCTCGCGGGCGACGCGCTCGGCTTCGCGCTGGCGCTCCAGCTCTGCCCGGCGCGCGTCCTCTTCGGCCTTGCGCTGGGCTTCCTGCGCGGCCCGCTGTGCGGCTTCCGCTTCCGCCTGGGCCTTGGCTGCGGCCTCCTGCTGCGCGCGCAACTGGGCCTGCTCCGCTTCAACCTTGGCGCGGTGCTCGGCTTCGATGCGAGCCTGTTCCGCTGCAGCCGCCTGCCGCTGAGCTTCCAGCTCGGCGCGCTGGCGCTCCAGTTCCGCACGCTCGGCGGCCAGCCGCTCGGCTTCGATCCGGTCGGCTTCGGCCTTGGCGGCAGCTTCGGCGGCGCGCTGGGCTTCGGCGGCTTCGCGCTGCTCGGCGTAGGCGATCAGCTTTTCGGTGGTGTCGATCGCTTCGGCCTGCGCGGCAATGGCGACCGGCACGAACTCGGCGAAGTCCTCGCCGATCACGATGGCTTGCAGTTCTGCGAGCGAGCGGCGCAATGCTTCGGAC